NAATCCTGTTTGGTGATTACAAACCACCCACCGACATCGCTATCCTTAAAGAGCTACAGTGTGCAAAACAGGAGAAGATACCTATTTATTCAATGCCTGATTTAAGCCCACACGCAATTCAAGCATTGAAATTTGCCATAAAAGTTATATTGAAAAGTGATGATAACGGGGAGGATTAAAATGAGGGTCGGAGCAATAATAAAAATTAGGGTATGGATAGGTATGTTAGTTTATAATATAGCGGGTTCTAATAAGGATGATAAGCTGTGGGCAGATATACCAAAGTGGAAGAAGTTTTGTTGGTGGCTTGCAAGTAAAATAATAAATTTACCAAGAATACTATATATAAACCATTGGGATGATATAGTGCGTGATTATTCTGATATGCTGACTATGGTACAGGGTATATCCTTGCATAGCAGGTATGAGATGTGTGCAACGGATGATGATGATGCCGAACATAAATTTGAGGATGTGGTTGATGGAATAATTGTAGTTGGCAAAGCTGATAATCATTTTGTGAACACAACTCTTGAGGTAAAGCAAACGGGGGTATATGGGCCAAAATACAGATTACCTAAGTGGACTAAACAAATGAATTGCTACGGGTGGCAACGCCGTATGCGGGATATTGCGGTAGACGAACTGTTAGTGGATGTGTGGTATAGGGATTGGAAGCAAGGTAATACCTATTGGAGGGATTATCCTACGATTCCTTATGAGTGCATTAGCTTAGACTTGTGGGATTTTGAAACACAAGATAAATATATATACGACCAAGTGGCAAAACACCTTGTACATCCTATATATGATACGCCACAAGAGTATGATAAACCTTGTAGTGACGAACAAAGAGGCATACGGTTTGAGGCATATAAAGGCAAGAATAAAACGCCGACAAAGGTGGGTACGTTGGATGAGGTAAATCAATGGGTTAGTCAGCAACAGCCACAGAAGTTTGATATAAGAAAGAGTGAAGCAGTATTTTGTAATAGATACTGTAAATCAAGAAGCATTTGTCCGAAAACCACAAAAAAAGAAGTATGCTATTCGTGTAAATATTATATAAAAGGAAAGTGTGGTTGTTGGCATCTTAGTAAAAGTTGTCCATTCCATAAGGTCAAAGGGGAATAAGATGAAAGATGTGCCGAAACCAAAAGTTATTTGCCCAGAATGTAAAAGTAAGGATGTTTTTTATCACTGTACCTTACAAGACGATAGTGGTATTTATGATTGGGGTACAGTATTTACTTGCTTGAACTGTAAAACTCCATTCTCGAAAGGAGAATAAAATGGCTACTTGCAGAGAATGTGGAGCAGAACATATAGTTCAGTATTATTGTGAAACCTGTGGCAACTATGGTTGTAGGGAGTGTGGCGACCATTGCCCAGGGTGTACTAATCATATGGATGAATTAGAGGAGGATTAATATGTATACATGTGATGATTGCGAAAAACAAAAAGAAGATGTAAAGCTAACAACATGTCCTTATGCAGAAGAAATATATGATGAAATACAAGAATGTTATTTATGTGATAGCTGTTACCAAGAACGGGCAAACGATATATAATGGAAAGGAATAGTATGAATAAACTACCTAAAATTATGAGAGGTTTAGTTAATGTTAGGCGGGCTAATTCACAACAACTTCATTGGTTATTGACGCATAAGTGTACACACCGTCATAATTATGTCCGTCATTTTAATTGTTTTATAAAAGATTACGGTATCAAGGAGAAGGTTGGTTGGTTAGACATTGAGACAAGCAATCTTAAAGCCAACTTCGGGATAGTGCTATGCTGGTGTATCCTTGCGGATGATGGTACGTTGTATGAGGATTGGTTGACCAAGAAGGACGTGCTGTCTGGTAATGAGGATAGCAGAGTAATCAGCACATGTATTGATACTATGCAATCTTTTGATAGGGTGGTGGGACACTATAGTACATATTTTGACATCCCATTCTTGAGAAGCAGGGCTATCATACACGGTTTGGACTTCCCCAAGCACGGTGAGCTTTATCATACCGATGTTTGGCGAATGGCGAAAACAAAATTATGCCTGCATTCTAATAGGCAGGATGTGGTAGCTGAATCCCTGCAGGGCAAGACGATTAAGACCAGAATTTCTCATCCTGCTTGGCGGCAGGCTATGATGGGTAATGAGGTTGCTGTGGCGGAAGTGGTAGACCATTGTGAAAAGGATGTTATTGACTTGAAGAAGAATTATGATGCTTTACTGCCGTATTGCAGAATACTCAAAAGTTCAATTTAAGGATTGGTATTATGAGTAAATATAACGATTTTTGTAAGTACTGTACGGGTAACAAGTTAAAAGATATTCGTATATGTAGGGATAAAGACTGTCCATTTTATCCATTTCGTTATGGTGGTCTTGAGCCAGAAGTGGAAGCAGATATTTGCAAAAAGATAGTTAGTGAAACTTTATGTGTGGGGGATTAATATGACAGATATGGAGAGTAAAGATACAAACCCCAAAGACATAATAGGTATAAAGAAAGCCCCACTATCCACATTGTCCTGTCCTGTGCTATTTGAAATGGGGTTGGGAATGTTGGAGGGTGCCAGGAAATATGGACGGCACAATTATAGGGCAATGGGGGTTAGTGCCACTGTGTATTATGACGCAGCCCTTCGTCATGTTATGGATTGGTGGGAGGGCGAGGATGTAGACCCTGATAGCGGGTTGAATCACATCACAAAGGCTCTGACGGCCTTGATGGTGCTTCGGGACTCAATGTTGGTGGGTAATTGGATAGATGACAGGCCAATACGAAACCCCATTAATATGAATAAGTTAAATGAAAAAACTGCTGCGGTAATTGAGAAATACCCTAATTGCGTTAAACCATTTCTACAAATAGATAAGGAGAAGAAAAATGAGTAGTAAAATTCGTGCATATATCTCGCATAGTATAGCTGGTAAATATGGCAGAAGTGCAACTGATATACAAAAAATAGCGAATTGCAAAAAAGCTATAGATTTTGGTAAATTATTGTACAAGGAATTTCCTAATATAGACTTTTATATTCCAGGTGAGCACGATGAATTTGTAATAATCGCCGATAGAAAAGGATATTTAACTATAGAACAAATATTGGATATAGATTGTGAGATTATATCCCGATGCAACTTTCTTGTTGTGTTATCCCCTGATGATTATATATCTAAAGGCATGCGGATAGAAATAGATTATGCTGTGGCTAATGACATTCCCGTAATTGTGGCTGTGGACGGGGATTATGAACAGCATTTCAAGAAGATTGTGTATGGGATTAATTGTTACTTGACCTCTATGCTAAGGTGAAATATGAAAAGTTGGTGTGATTTAAGCTGGAGAGAAAAGTGTAAAATTAATGAGGGTGAAGTCAATTCATTCAAGTATCTTTGTGGGTATGATTTTAGAGTAAAAACTAAGGTTAGAGAAGGTAAGGAGAAAAAGGATAATGATTCCATTTCCAAATAAAAAATATCAGATTATATATGCAGACCCACCTTGGAGTTTTGGAAATTGTAAACTTAATGTAGCGACAAAAGGAAAAGAAATAATAGACCATTACCCTACAATGTCAGATAAAGAAATTTTGCAACTTCCTATAAGCAATTTGGCAGATAAAAATTGTTTGTTATTTCTTTGGGCAGTCCATTCAAAACTACCGTTAGCAATAGAGTGTATTGAACGATGGGGATTTCAATATAGCACAGTTGCTTTTGAGTGGCTAAAAAGAACTTCCACAGGCAAACCGGTTTGTTTTATGGGTAGGTGGGTGTGCGGAGGAGCAATTGAACTTTGTCTTTTAGCTCACAGGGGAAGTGTACCAAGGATAGCAAAAAATATTCGTAGGCTTATAGACTCACCTCGCAGAGCACACAGCCAGAAACTTGAATCAGATGTAGAATTGTGATGCCAAAGGCATACTAAATAACAAATTTATTTGAGATAAACTATGAAAATACATTGGGTACGTAAATCATATTATTGTAATCCAGTATGGAATAATTACTACGGTTTTCCTGACAATAAAAAACGAGCATTTTATGATTTAACCGCAGCTTGTGGATATGATACAATATTGCATAGTACAGTTATCAGAAAAAATGTGACTTGTAAGAATTGTTTACGGTCTCTCGATGCAAAGAAACATAATAACAAAACCCGCTGAGTTCAGAGATTGGGGATATCCTAACGGATACATGAAATGCTTAAATTCAAGAAAGGCATATTATGAATAAATGTGATAGATATGAACACACAAACTGTGAGGATTGTTTTTATAGTTATGTTAGTTCAATGTCTAATACTGCTGCTAACCAAGTTGAGTTCATACATTGTAAGAGATTTCCTATAGAAACAGAGCACAGACCTTATGATTGGTGTGGTGAATGGAAAAGACAATCATAAAAACTGCTGATGAATTTAAGCATTGGATGAGTCACTGTAAGGACATCTTCTCACTTGATACAGAAACAACCTCTCTTAATTGGTTAGACCTTGAGATTATCGGATTCAGTATTTGTGATGGTTCTCAAGCGTGTTATGTGGACATCAAGAGAAGATACAAGAAAGATTTATTGATGATTCTTGATTATTATTTATCAGAGGCTAAGATGGTGGTGTTTCATAATGCAAGTTTTGATATGATGGTACTTAGAAAGGAAGGGATAGAAACATGAAAGTATTAGTAGCTTGTGAGTTTAGTGGTAGAGTACGTGATGCTTTTGCTAAGAAAGGCCATAATACTACAAGTTGTGATTTGCTTGAAGATGAAGGAACAGAATCTAATGTACCTCACCCAAAATGGGGGGAACGCTTGCATGTTCATGGTAATGTATTAGATATACTTAATTGGGGGTGGGATTTGATTATAGCACATCCCCCTTGTACCTATTTAAGTGTTGCAGGATTACATTGGAATAAAAAGATAAAAGGCAGACAACAAAAGACAGAAGAAGCATTTGAGTTTTTTATGCAACTCTACAATGCCCCTACTGAAAAAATATGTGTTGAGAATCCTGTTGGATATGTAAATACTCACTTTAGAAAGCCTGACCAAACTATAAATCCGTTTCAGTTTGGACATCCCGAAAGAAAAAGAACTTGTCTATGGTTAAAGAATTTACCGTTGTTACAACCTACGAATGAAGTAGAACCTGAAAAACCTGTCTATGTATGTAAATCAGGTCGGCCATTATATTTTGTAGATGCAATGAGTCCCTCTAAGGATAGATGGAAGTTGAGAAGCATAACATTCCAAGGCATAGCAGACGCAATGGCAGAGCAATGGGGATGATATACCTAAAATCTTTGAGCGGAGCTACTAAAAATGCGTAAAGTTTTTGGAGGAAATAAATATGAGAAGATTAAATATAAAGATTGGGCCAACATGTGCAGATTGTCCTTATTGCCGATACAACGGCGACTACGGCATGTCCTATGACTCCGGTTGGGATTGTGAAAATGATGAAGGGGAAATTACAAGAATTGTAGATGATTGGGAAGTGAATAATTCTAATAATAAAAATCCTGCTGGTTGGCCTGAAATACCAGAAGGTTGTCCATTACCTAAGTGTAGAAAATAATATGCCACGCATTTTTGATACCCTAACAGCAAGTCACTTGCTTAATGAGAATCTACTTGAGAACGGACTTAAATATCTAACCCATACTCAATTACATAGGGAAGTGACAGAGTATAAAGATGCTATAAAATATGGTACAGATAGTCCAAAGTTTGCTAAGTACGCAACAGAAGATGCAATTAATACGTATGATTTATATAGATTACAGTCGCCCCAAATAGAAAAACAAGGACTCCACCACTTAGCTTATGATATTGAATTTCCTTTTCAAAGAGCATTGATGCACCTTGTTATTAACGGAATAAAAGGTGATGTAAGTGCTGCCAAGCAAATGACTTATGATACGCAGCATTTATTTTATGAGATAGAGAATGAGTTGTTGAACATATTTGGTGGTAAGTATATTGTTAGTGTCACTCCAAGAAGTCGAGTGACATCCTGCAAACCAAGTATAAATTTTAATAGTTCAGACCAGGTAGTTCCCCTGATAGAAGGATTGGGATTTCCTATATATGAGAGAAGCAAGAAGGAGAAAAAGAAGTCTTGGAACAAACAAAGTAAGAAAAGATTGAAAGGTAAGCATCCTGCGATAGATTTGTTGATTAAACTTGGCAAGGTGGAGAAATTACTTAATGGTTTTTTAATTCCTTTTGAAAGGTTTATAGATGATGATGGACGTATTCGCTGTAGCTTTCATAATACTGTGTGTGTCACTGGCCGTCTTAGTTGTTCTTCCCCTAATATTGAGCAGTTGCCTAAGCAAAACGACATTGCGAACATTCGTAATTTGTTTGTGGCTGACGATGATGATGTGTTTATCGTGGCTGATTACGTTAGCCAAGAAGTAAGGATAATGGCTCAGGAGAGCGGTGACACTAACCTAAAAAGTAAACTACGAAAAGGTTATGATATTCATTTAGCTACGGCTAACGAAATAGATGGATTAAATATATCTGCTCTTGGCTTAACTGATAAGACTCTCGAACATAAGATTGCAAAAGAGAAGTACCACAAACAACGTACTGATTGCAAGTCAGTGGTATTTGGAACGGTTTATGGTAAAACAGCTTATGGATTCTCTAAGGACTTTGGTTGTAGTGAGAAGGAGGCACAAGCGTTTATTGACAAATTCTTTGCCCAATACCCAGGACTTAGACGTGCCATTGAGAAAACACGGGAGCAAGTGTACAAGCATGGGTTTGTCAGGAATATGTCGGGGCGTAAAAGAAGATTCCCTGACTTTCACAAATTAAACAAATGGGGTAAGGAAAGATGCTATCGGCAGGCTTTCAATTTCAAGATTCAGTCTTATGGTGCTGATGTTGTCAAGGTGGCCGCTGCATTGATTGTGTTAAATCCTAATTTGATGCTAATAAATATTGTCCACGATGAGATTGTTGTTGAGTGCAAGAAGGAATATGTGGAAGAGGGTGTGAAATATATCAACGAGTGTATGATTAAAGCATTACCTATATTTTTGAAGTGGGATATAGATATAAATTACAGTACAAGGTACGGAGAATGCAAATGATAATATCTGGTATAATAGCAGTAATAATAGGGTTTATAGTTGTAGGGGCATTAATAGAAAGTTCCGAAGAAAAATATAAATGATTAATTTGCATTCTGGAGAACGCTATGGCGAAAGCAAGAGTTAAACCTATCCATTTAATAAAACAATTTGGCCCTCAAAGCAGGGCAGTTTGTGATACATGCATTAGACTTATGCCTATCGAAGCAACTATTAAATCTGATTGTTTTGATTACCCTAAAGGCACATTCAACCCCAAAAAGGTTACCTGCAAACGCTGCCTGAAACACCCTAATTATAAAAAAGCAATGGATAGGGTGAAATATCCCTTGTTCTTTCTAAAGGAGAGTAATAATGCCTAATTGGGAAGGATATTATTTTAATTATGATACGGGAACATCTATACAACAAGAGTATGAAGAATTTGTGCGAGATTGTGAACGTCAAGACCGCAGATACGAACAAATGATGCGTGAGGCAGAGGAACAGTGTTATCAAGAGATGAAACAAGCGGAAGAACTAAGAGAAGATAAAAGAAAATACCCGCTATTTTTTCTAAAGGATGGGATAGTGTAATGGAGATGCTTGAAAGTTTCTTGGTAATAGCAATTATGGTTTGGATTGTGTATCGAGTTTTTATATTAACAAAACGTATAATGAAGGGGTGGGGGAATGACCACAGAACAAATAATCTATGAACTAAATGCCATATTGGTATACTGTAATACAATCTCACGGGAGAACAATAGGGGTATTATTAAATTGTTGGTTAGAGAAGAGATTAGAGATAGAGTGAATAAAATATTGGGGGGTTTAGAATGAAACTTAAATTAAATGGAAAAGAAAGACTTATTAATTTTGTGCCGGAACACACTATGGATGCTTTTACTTTGGGTAGAGTGTTCGGTGGAGGTAAAATGAGATATACAATACGAAGTGTAAATCAAGACCTGTCGGAAATAACACTATCTGTAAAAGATTTATGGCACTACTTAGCTAATGAAAAAATTATCAGAGAACCTTGATTAAGGCAATAGCCAGTGTAACAATCGCCCCTAAAGCTATGCTCCAAGCAAGTATGTTATATCTAAAGTGGTGAACTAAATGATTGTCAAAATCCTTTTTAAGTTCTTTAAGAATAGTGATTGCTTCAATGAGTAAATCGTGGTCATTCATCTCCCTACCTCCCGCCTCAATGTTCCAAGTGCCTTGTTCTTTGCCACTCTTGCAATTACCTGTACTCTGGCAACCCTTCTTTTATCTTCCATACCTGTGAAGTCAGTCTTGGATAATCTTTCATCAAGATATTGGGCAATCAACTCTTGATACCTATTATATCTTTTGTCCGTAAGATACCAATTCTTAGGCCGTCTACTCACCCCTATGCTTATGTCATCAACCCATTGACGATTGGGTTTAGATAGCATCCCCGTAATCCGTTTGCCCGACCTCAACTCCTCTTCCTTTATTTTCTCAATGGTAAGTGGTCTTTCTACTCGTTCTTTTCTTACTCTTTCAGACAGGACTTCAAACTGTTTCCTATGTTCAGACCGCAATCTGTTCTGTTGGGACATTGATAACTCATCCCAATCCATCCCGTGTTTTGTCTGTGACACTATATCTCTAAATTTAGAGCGGGTAGCCGCTGCCTTAACTGGATATGTTGATACACCTACTGATGTTGATGCAGCAGCAAACGTAGCAAGGGTCGCCCAAGTACCATCAGCTATACCCGCCTCAACCACAGCCTCAATAAGTTCTGGGCTTAATGCCCTCACAGTTGCTTCCAACCTTGGTATAGGTTCATCCATCCAATCCTTGCCAGTAAGCATAGTCTTGGCGTATCCTAATGCGGCGGTTTCACGGGTTTCAAAATATCGTGCCATTGTCTCACCGGCACTTGGTATTCGCTTACCAGCAACTTCTGTAATTTCCTTACCAGTAATTGCCTCCTTGCCGTGCATATAAGCGGAAACACCTATACGGGCAAGTGTTCTATAAAAGGGGGCATCGCCACCACTAAAGTCAAAGACTTCTTTGCCATACCTTATTTTACCCCACATACCATCCAACACATTAAGCTCGCCATTTACGTCAGGTTCTTCCTCTGGGTTCTGTAACCTCATCTGATGCCCAATGATGGTTGGAATAGATGTAATTGCATATATACTGGCTATGTTAGAAGCAATAACCCCCGCAGCGTATTTCCTACTCCCTTTATTGGCTACTAACGCTTTAATAGACCAAGGTCTACCAACAGTCATAGACGGGGAAAACAAGAGATAGTTAGCCACTTGTTTTAATCGGCGAAGCCCTTGGTATTGTTTTCCAGGGGGCACTCTAAGAATTTTCATAAAGGTGTTGTGGGTCTTGGCTCTGTTTTTCATCCATAGTTTTTGTTGGGCGGGGGTAAGGTTTAATCTACGCACGTTCTTGGCTGATTGGTCATATAGACCCTTTTGCATATTATTAATACCAGCCACAGCACCACGCTCAGAGGCTTCAAGCAACCTACCCCAAGCTCTTAACGGTGCACCAATCTTGCCCTTAGCAGTAAGCAGTCTTTCAGTTAATCCTAAACTATAGTACTCCAACCGTTTGGATGAGTAACCTGCCTCGCCTACGTAATTCCATCCAAGCTTTTCAGAATCCATATACCCCTGACTGTTTTTCACTTGTGTAAACATTCGCTCTGCGTACTTGTTACTAAGGTACGCACGGGCATTAACCCAAGATGACTTTAGATAAAGAGCGGGATGCCGAACAGCCAAACTCCTTGCCTGCCTAAACATCTGAATATCTAAACCAAACTTAGTCTTAAACCCCTGTATAATTAGTGCGGGTAACTCCCAACCACTGAACGCTCGTTTCTTTATCAACTCAGAAAATAACTTCTTAGTGGCATCTCTACCAAATATAGGCTCAAGTAACCCGAACTCATAGTTGGTGGGAATCCTACCCTCTTGCATTTTCAGTAAAGCTTCCGCTGCACCAGTACGTTGAAACTCATATTCTGCTGGATATACTTGTTCTATCCTTCTACCATATAAATCCTGTTGTTCTGAGGTTAATTTCAAAGGCTCTATCTCAGGATTCTTGGCCCTTAATCCCTTAGAAGCACGCCTGGCTCTCCTAAACGCTAACAAACGAGGAGTACCAGCATCTCTTTCAAGTTTATATCTTTCCTTACTTATCGCCGCTTGTTTCTGACGAAGTTTATGCACCGCTGCTTTACGTTCTGTTTTATTTAATAACTTAGCCTTTTTAGACCAATCCGTTACTGCTTTGTTAGTAGTGTCTACGGTTGGTTTAGCAATAGGCTCTCTCACAGCACCAACCTTGAATAGAGGGTGCACCTCAGCAACAGCCCTCATAACCTTAGGATTACGTTTTCTTACTAAGCCTTTAATGGCTTTCGGTGTTCTCAAAGCAAGAGGTAACCCAGCAGCAATACCTACTTGAACATAATCTATTTCACCAGTATCTATCTTTTGTTCGATAGCAGATAATGTACCAAGAGAAATAGACTCGGCGGCTACTCTACCAGCTCTTGCTGGTAGCGTAACACCTTTGATAATCTTACCAGGGGTAGCCAATGCCCCGTAAGTTACAAGACCCTCACCAGGCGTACCACCAGTAACTTGATTCTGTAACTCCCATATTACAGCAGGATGAGCAGTAGGAAAAGCTCGTTTTAATGCTACCAACTGAAACATAAATCCTGATATTCCAGCCACTATATCTATTGCTGATTCAACAAGAGTTGAAGCTTCGCTAACGTGAGCAGATATATCTTTCTTTTTAATGTGCTTAACCCTTGCCTCCTCATATAATTCAGTAATTTCCTGCTCTGTAGTTCTTCTTGGTTTGTCTGTCTTTATTCTTCCAGCTTGATAACTCTGCCATACTTGCTGTGCCCACTCAGGACGTTCCCTTTTAAGCATCCCCCCTAATGACCACTTTTTATAAGGCTTAGCATAAAATTCTATCTGTTGCTTGGTTACAGGTTCACCCTGTGATATTCGGTCTTTGAACTGCTGCTCTAAGGATGATAAAGCCTCCAACGTCATACCCATTTTACCCACACGGGATTCTGTTGCTAAAGCTTGGGCGGGCTGTGCTAATGCCACATTATAAAACTGTTTACCAAGTCTGGGTAATAAGCCCGTAGGCTTCTCTAATGTATCCATAGGAACCTCTGGTTGCCTCTGTAATGGACGAACTGCCTCCGGTGCTACCAACGGGGCTTGTTTCCACACGGGTTGAGGTTCAGGATGTTTTTCAGCAAAGCTGGTAGGTCTTGCCTCTATAATAGGTGCTTGTTGCCATTTAGCCATTATGGTTTCCTTCGTCTATTGCCTTCTGGGTCTATAAACTCTGTACCGGACGGTAAAGCATCATATTCTACATCTGATGTAATAGTAGGTAAACGAGGCACAGTAGGAGTAGGTTCAATAGGAGTTCTCATCAAGGTATCAAACTCCTCATCACTAAGAAATACGCCTCTGGCCTCCTGTGCCTGACGAGCCGCTTCAGGATAATTACTTATAAATGTGGGGTCAAGATAGTAAGGAACTGTGCCCCTTCGTTGACCAGAAATAACCTCTCTCTTTTTTGCTTCTGCAAGTTCAGGGTAATCACGTTCAAATTCTGGCTCAAGATAATATGGCCTAACACCATACCTATCTTCCTTGTCGCCAGTAGGCAGTAAAGAAACAGGGGTATCAACACCCATCTTGTTCATTTGGTACTTCAATTTAATTGGGTATGCCTCTTGCTCTGTTATTCTGCCAGCCAACACCTCTTTGTCTATTTGCTGTAAGGCACTGTCAATGCTATCCAATTTTCTTACCCGCTCCTTTTCCTCACGTTCAAAGTCCAACCGAGAGCGAAGCTCCATCTTCTCTATCTCCCATAGTTTAGAACGCTCACTCATCTGCAAGTCTATGGCCATGTCCTGCTGTCTAAGGGCAGTTCTATACTCAAGTTCCGCTTGCTGTTCCTCTTTACGGGCTTGCTGCTCTTGTTTTTTTCGGGCTTCTGCCTCCTGTTTGGATATTACGGCAGCAGCACCATATAAACCTGCTAACCCAGGTTGCTCTATTCTAATAGCCATTTTATTCTCCTATTATAATACCCCACAAGGTTGAATAATTCTTGGGTGGGCAGAAACGGTAGTTCCATTTGCTGTTAGATTATAACCACCAACTTTATCATTTAATCCACGAACTAAATCCCAATAGGCTACAAGACCCAATGGATATGTATCCGGTGTAGCTCCTTTGGCCAAACTTGGTATTATCTTTTCAAAGTTGTTGGCTTTATCGACATCAGTAGCACCTGGCCACCCAGATAAATCCCAAACAGCCGCTTCTGCGAGGTCTCCAGTCATATAACCGTCAGGGGTTGCACGGCCAACTCTTCCAACAGAGGTTCTGTCAAGATTTATGGGCGTTCTCTCTGTTGCGTCTGTTCCTTTTGAGCCACCATCAATAAATGCCCTCCTGTCAGTTGTGCTGGCGAAAACAGCACACCCATGCTGCCAAACATTTGCGACAAAATCAGCAGATGTTTCTGCGTGATTCGCCCCACCTGCGTCCTGTGCTTGTGCTATCACTCCCTTTTCCACACCCCCAGTACTCACCCCCAAGGCATATCGTTGATTATCCACATCCTTATCTACTATTGCAATCATCGAAAAGAAAGCGGTTATAACATCCGGCCTAAACCAACAGGCCATAGCCAATGGAGGACTGGATAATACAGCCTGGTCTATTTCCAGATATTCAGTTGAAGCGTCATCAAATAATCTTGCCATTTTACGTTTCCTTTATTTGAATCATTTGAAGTTCAGCGTCTCCTGTGGCATTATCATCGGCGTGGTCGTGGTCTCTATAGATACGAAGTATAGCCATCTCTCCCGCAGCAAGGGAATCCATATCTGCCCCATCTGTGAAAGTTATATTATCGTAGGATACCTCAGTGAGAACACTTGGGACAGTAGCACTTACACCATTAGTATCATAGGCGTGGTCAGCACTAATGGCTATTCCGTCATCATCAATTCTCGCAAATCCTATTTCCCATCGCACTTTATGTGGAGTACCCTCATCGTGGTCGGATGTCATACTGAATATAACAGTTACGGTCAATCCACCACCCGCATATCCCGCAGGCAAGGCAAACTTGAAATCGGCATATTCTGAAGCATCTGCGTCAAAATCAAGAACAGATACAGTTTCCGCAGGAGTAGAACCCCCCGCTATTGTATCAAGTGTGGCAAAAGAAGTTGCTGGTGGTATCCCACATTGAGGTGTTAGGGCTATGCTAAATGCTGTACCAATATTATCATCAACATATTTCTTATTGGCAACCTCATAATTGGCATCAGGTGCAGCCGATGGCGTTATGGGGAATACACTAAAAGTAGTATTGCCAGAGGCATCAATAGTCATCACATCTGTGTCAGAAGCAGAACCTATAGTGCCACTATTCGGGATAATAAGATTCCCGCCTAACGTCACGGTAGTAGCAGTAATTGAAACCTCGGCTGTTCCGGCAATCTCAAGTGTTAACGTGCCAGTTGCTCTATTGACGCTGCCGCAAGTAAGTTCGCTTGTGCCTAAACTTAATGCTCCGCCATCGGACAGAACAACATCATCAAGCCAGGTGTTAAGTTCAACGTGCTCAGCCGATGTCAAATGATAGTATTGGTTGGTTGTGCCACCTTGTATTCCAGTTAATGTATTGTGAGCAGCCACCATCGTCACCTCAGCAAATTTAATATCGGTTACACCGAGAGTTATATCACCAGTTATACAAAAATAAAGATGATGTTGTGTAACAGTCCCATTCAAAGGGATACATTTTTTACTTTCAATCTCTGCTGCCGTATCTGCATCAGCAGCACGGGAAGCAGCACCACTCGCAGGTACTACATATAGCCCGTTCTCAGTTTGGTCGGTCTGTTCTTTAACGAGAACCCTGTCCCCTTCTACAAGGGTATAGTCATCTATTGTGTCTCCCGCCTCCAAACCATTTGCCAAACTTACATTAGCAATGGTTCCTACTGTAACATCCGTCCAAAAAGCACCAGCTACTAAAGCGTCAGCATAAGACTTTGTAACAGAATGGTCTACATTAGTAGGGTCTGTACCCAATGTCACCTGATTAAAGTCTGGACTTGCGGTTGTACGAATATCTTGAATAGTGTCAAACGTAACATCTGTGATTGCCACAGAGTTACCTATATCTAACCACTTACTTGCATCTGCACTATTATCCCAAAAGAAAATCCTATCATCATCAGGGTCAGTGAGAGCTTCAATACCTAAATGGGATAAGGTTAGGTCTGGTCTGGTGTAATCCAACCCCGTACCAACTGTTACAGATTCCAACAACTTACTTGCATTAGTACCAACTAAAGAACTGGCAGTTAAATCTGTTAAAGTAATGTTAGCATGAGCAGGACTTCCAGTATATCCTAACTTTTTGGATAGACCCTGAATAGCTCTTTTTACACTAATATCACAATTCTTTGGGTCGGGTACGAGTGGCATATTTTATCTCAACATAGTTTGTCGATAAAGTTTATACTTTATCGCATTATTGCTGACATTAAAGCCGAATAATCAGGATATGGTTCTTGTATTCTTTCGAGGAACCCTGCCTTCTGCTGTTGGATACCAGTCAACCTTTGCTGCATAATATCTTCCAACCTTAATCTTGCGGGAGCACCAACCTCCGCTTCCCATTGTCGGGGGACACCGGCAGCGGTTGTAGTGCCATACATACCAGAAGAAATCATTTGCTGCATTTCCTGGCCAACACCTTTTGTCCTTGCTCTCTCTATTTCCCCCAACCCTCTTTTTTCAAATGCTCCACCAGGTTGATACCTCTGCATCATCTCACCATATATTGACTCAATGCGTCTTTGTCTTGCTATGTTAGCTGCTCTCGCCTGTGCACCAGCACGCTGAAACCCAGCAGTTAGACCAGCATAACTTGGTCTTGGAACCTGTTGAGCAGTTCTTGGGGCAGCTTCTCTATAAGGTTTAGTAAAACCGCCCATCATTCTTTCCCAACTTGTCCTTGCTCTTTGTACCATTCCACCCAATGCCATTATTTTATTCTCCCACCTTCTTTTATTTCACCAAATATCTTATTCACCGCCCAAGTTTCAGAGGCGGTAGAGTTATAAAATTTAATTCCTAACCAAGCCCCCCGAACTCTTGTACGGATTCTTGCTTTACGACCAGTACCACTTAATGTGCCACTGGTAAAAGCGGTATCTCCATCCTTGATATTTTCTATACAAGTTTCCGCATCATCGGCCACGTGTATCTCATAACTAACTCCATCGGTGTCACCAAAAGCCCCACTTGATGCACCACCAGCAAGTTCAATGGTTAGTGAAGTTAGTTTACCTTCTTTGTCATTATCTTGTGTTAAGTGCTGAATTGGATAAACCACATAACTTGATATTGCCGTGTTTCCAGAAGCCCCTGCATCATCATTCTTTCCCGCAGATGTTTCATCAAACTTCCTTATATACCCATCCTTACCACCAACAAGTAGGTCTGCATAGTCATTGTCATTTGCTGCATAGTAAAACAACGAATATGCCCCGCACTCATCAGGGTAACTTTCAGGGTAGAATCCTTTAAGTCTTAAATCATACCAATAGTTAGAGTTTGAACCATCAGATAATTTAGTAATGCAAATCAGTATCCCATGTCGCTTTCTATCATATCCCATTGTAACCCGATGTGTTGATGGGGCAATATCTTCATCCCCAACTAAATTGGGTATAGATACTTCTGTCAGATTTTCAACGGAACGAAATCCAAGTGGTATTTTGTAGATACCGTTGGTTCCAAAGAAATACAAGTTTCCGTCCCCGTCAAAGCACCAACTATTTGCACCATACATTCCCACAGTCCCGTCTATCTCATCTATTGAACCACCGTGAGCAGGGTCGCCTGTCATTAACCATATAGTAGAAGCACACCCAAAAATTAGGTAATCATCTTTGTAAGGAATTAATGCTCTTATAATGTCACCAATTTCACCAGCATCGGCATTGTTCCCCGCTACTGCTGTCAATGGGTCGGTAGAAGTATAAAGCCAATTCCAGGGGTCTCCTATCTTAGACATATACCACTGATGAGGATAGTTAGGATTACCTGAGAGAACACACCTACCACGATACAAACACCCAAGGTATGCTTTGGCTGGCATTGTTCCGTAAGTTGTGGTATCACCTTGGTATACAGTCCAACCGTACCAATGTGGTTTGGCCGTAGAAGCAGAAGGAGTAAATGCTGTGCCTGAACCGCTGCCAGTTACTTCGTTATCTGTATTAAATGTTCCACTTGTTACATATCCATAAGTATGTGTTTTTGCAGTATCAGTAAAATCAACGACCATTGTAGCAGTAGATGTAGCTTGAGTAAGAACATCTCCTTTAGCGTGAGGAGTTGTTAACGCAGTATGCGTTAATTTATAATTTACAAAATCTGCTACATAAAGTTTTGCACCATTAACCACAAATACCTTTTGAAATGCCTCAAACATATTCAACTGGTCGGAGGTATCAATAGTCTCCCCAGTTGTAGTCAATTCTGTCATTGTTCCTGCTGCCACGTCTAAATCCTCATACCAAATTTCATTTGCACCAGAAGCGGCAACCAACCTTTTAATTGCTGCTCTTTCATTTATACTTACCACCATTATATATTCTCATAGTAAATTGTGTCATTCCCAGCTACCACTAATCTTCTTATAGCAGTAAGGTTTTGTTGTGGATAATTAAAAAGTACTGTAGGGTTATCGGTACTATCATACGTGGGGTTGTTATACCCAGTAAGATGGTTTGTATTAACAAGGTTCTTTCCATCAAAAATTAATGGCCAAAAATCTACCAAATTATCAGACGCTATATCGCTTGGAGATGTTCCAGCCACTAAAGATGTTATGTTGGCTTCAGATAACTCCGTATCCCAAATACAACAATGAGCAAGTTTACCACTAAAATGAGCACCACTAACTGTCTTATGGGTTCCAATTAATATTTGGTCAAAGAGGGCAAAGTTCACGTTTTGAGAATCAGTATTTTCTGACGAATCTGAACCATCAATATATATTGAGCGACTTGTATCACTCTTAAATATCCCACAAATATGATGCCAATTATCAGCAGTATATGCTGTCGTTGTAAGTGCAAGTTTCCACGCTGTAGCATATTCTAATGCACCAACATAATCCCCATCAAACGAACCGCGTAATTGCAACAATAAAAACTCATTACTATTATTGGTTATAGAAAGTATCCCTTGGCTCAATGTTAAACTATCACTTTTCACCCAAGCAGCAACAGTAATTGGTTTAGCAGATACATTAATGGTACTTGCCTTCAAGTACATACTGGAAGCAGAAGTGAGAACAACAGACATTATATATCCTCATACCAAATTTTCGAGTTTGCTGCCACCACTAATCTTTTTATAATTTGCATTATATTAGGAGTTGCACTTCCAGCAGCAGTAGGTACAGGCGGGTCAAATACTATACTTGTGAATGACCACTCGTCTCCTTCTGTAAGTCCCGCATCATTTTCTGCATCTATTCTCCAATATCTTGTCACTGAATAATCAAAAGGGGAGCCTAAAGTAATACCGTCAATAGTAAAAGACAAACCTGTTTGTTCTTCGGAAAGTAATGTTAAATCGCCTGATGTGTCACCATAGTATACATTATAAGTATCTGCATCACCACCATCCTCCCAAGTCACCGTTTCTTGGTCTAATGTAACATTGCTCGCCGTATCAGCGGGTGTTGGGTTTATTGGCTTTTCTGGGCCACCCTCTTCTGGAATCCCTGCCCATTCGCCAGATACTACAAAATACTGCTTTGTATCATCAATAGCAATATATGTAGTACGTGGCGGCCCACTGTCTTTTGCTATATAAATTTCAAATCTATCATTACTGATTGAGGCAGCAACATCATCGAAAGTAAATGTAATAACCTGAGTACTCTCACCTGCCCAAATTACATCTTCTTCACTGTAATCAGACCAATCCCCTCCTGGGATTTTTATCATCATTTTCATAACATACGTCCCCTCTACTGAGGGAGCGTAAAACATAGTGGTAATAGAACTTACTGTCGCATAAGTAGCTCCTTCATCGGGCGAAAGGGGCGTTAAGTAAAAAGTAGCTGGTAGAGCAGTTGTACTTTCTATATCTCCTGGTGCAAAAGTGTAAGTATATAATACCGCCATTTATGCCACCGAAGAAACTGTACACATTGATACTACGGGTTGTTCTGCTGCACCTACTTGAGTACCAGGGGGATTAAATTCAATATTAGCCATAATTATCCTTTAATCGGGAAGCCCTGCCATTCTACGTATTTTTCTCGGTGCGGATGCTTTACCAGTTTGCCCTACTCCTCTAAAATAAGAAGGGGATGTTCTACCAAGCCTTTTATAATGATACGCAGTCATTGGTTGTTTCCCTGTTTTTCGCATCATTTGATAATAAGAAAGATACTCTTTTTTTCTGGCAGTTTCTTTCCTTAATTTTCTTGTTTTTCTTCCCATCATATTATCCCAAATTTTCTTTCTTTTTTATGAATCCAAAAATAGTATTTTTGCATCTATATCATCAATCAAAGCCTGTATTTTTATTAACTCACCCTCATAAAATTTCTTTAACTTGTCCAATTCTTCTCTGCTTCGTAAGATAATGGTAGTTCTGGTTAAGCATATAGTATTATCATCAACTTTGCTATATGTCTCCATTTTAACTTACCCTCCAAAATTCGGCTATTGCATAAACCTCAGAAGTCTGGTTGAGTGCTATACCAAAACCGTAAGTTGCCCGTGTAATAACACAGTATTGTTGTACCTCTAACGCTTGGCTGGCAGCAATCGTAAATCGACCAGCAATAATGCTACTGGTATGTCCCCCCTGACCACCACTCGCACTAAATTCACAAGTTCCTATCAAAACAGTTGTTGCCCCAGTAGTATTATATAGCCGTGCTTGATGAGTATCAACCTCATATGCACAACAACTAATACGACATTCATAAGTACCGGCAGTAAGAGTTATTTGATTACTGGCAAGAGAGCAATCACTATTCGTATCAGTATCCTCAGTGGTCAAATCACGGGTTCGCCAGGCCAACGCTGTAAAAGTACCACCATTTGTATTCTGTGCTTTGGTATCTGTAACTTTGATATAACCAAGATAGCCGGTTGAGGCTTTCCAAATGGCATTACCCGTTGCTGTATCTTTTGTGAGTACTTGCTCATTGGTAGCCCCTGACACAGCAGACAGGGCATTGATAGCTAATTGTGCCGTTGATTGCCCTGTACCCCCCCCCGCAATTCCTACATCAGTAGCTTCCCATACACCAGTTGTGATTGTGCCAAGGGTAGTAATGTTCCCTGACCCAACCCACGTTGAAAGAGCAGTATTTTCAACAAGGTTCAAACTTAAGTCTGTTTTGGTTTCAGCAATAGTCCTTATCGCATAAGTATCTTCTGCTGTTACTTTAATAAAACTATCGGAAACATAAGTTAAAGCAGCTAAAGAATCTAATCCCGCATCCCACGCTTGAACATCAGTACCAATTTCTAAATTCGCCGTAGCCTTAAAAGTGGCTTCGTCAGCATCATCAAGAATAGAACGAGCAAACGGAGTGAGACTGGTTTCAGCCCAAGTATCAACAGCAGTAGTATAAAGCATTTTATCTGCCGCCGTACCTAAAGTTGCTATGCTTATCAAATCTGCATCAAGTCTACCAAGGATATAAGGATTTCCTATCATAAAAGTAACCCCATTATCCCGCCCTTGCGATGTCTACCAATAATGATGTGCTATTAAGTGTTGTAGCGATAAAGAGTAATTTCCTATAACCGTGTGTATTCATTGCGATTCGGGCAATACTATTATCAGCACCACTCATCACCTCTACTGTACTTGGCCATTTCAAAGCAACGGTTTCAACAATCGTATCCACATACAGATTAGTACCGTCAGTTTGTGTTCCCGTAGTTAGTGTTAATGTGCCCAACAAAATAAAATCGTCATCTTCCCCACGCTCAGCATATACATTAATCACATTAGAATCACCATCGGTAGCTACACCCTTAAACCGTAACTCAAAAGCAAGCCAAAAATTTGGAATTTCATAAATAATAGTTCGAGTAGAAGCCAAAATATCTATAGTTGCATCGCTTTTATCTGCTCCCATCGCTATTTTAGCAGCAGTAAGACTCCCAATATTACCCCAATTACCTCTCGGTTGAAAATTATATACCCCAGGCATTTTTACTCTCTATATAGACAATCTATATTTCTATTATTTGAGCCACAATAAAAATATAAAGAACTAACATCATCTATTTCCAATACCAATGGTGAACCACAGTATGAGCTACCGTCTATATACCCTAATTGCATACCAGTGGTAGCAGTACAAGCCGAACCAATATTTACTCTTACTTCTTTCTTGTCAGCTATTAGCCAAACCTTCTTACAGGGTAAACTTGCACCATCGTTACCTTGTGCCACATTACTGGAAATAGTCATACGAACAGAACCGCCAGTATTAGGGACTCTATCTAAACTTTTGTTATAAAATTTACTCATAAAATTTTCCTTAAATTTTATAGTCGGCTTTTAGCCGCATTATCTATCTCCTATCTTAGTCTGTGTCACTATCCAAGTTACGCCAACCATTAGTACTGTCTATCCATTCCAATGAAGCATAAGCATCCTCACCTGTAAAAGTGACACCCTCGCCAGTAATAGTTATTGTAACGGTTTCACTACCAGCTTTACTAACCCAGATAAGTAGTAACCTCTGACCTGGATATGTACCATTAGTAACAGTGAGGGCCAAATTATTGCCATCTGTCGTAGTTACTTCTACAACTCTATCTTCAATAAAGTTATCACTGGCCCCACCTGCTCTCGTTGTGTACGAAGTAACAGTAGAAGAAGTTGTTATTTCTTTAGTACGAAGGTCGTGAGCACCCCTCCGAGTTTCAAACCAATTACCTTTACTCATTTTGATTCCCTTTCTTTATGGGTTAAAATTTACATTCCCCATCCCTGAGCCTTTCATCCTTACGGATATACATTATCATCCGTATTTGGATAGGTTTTCTCGCCTCTCGGTGGAGGCCATACCCTATCCTTATCACTATACAAATTACCAATTTTATCTGTTTGTGTCACCTTATCAAATTTGATAAGTTTCTGTATTAATTCAGCAGCCTTTCCTGTATGATGGCTACTTGCCATCTCATCCTCTTGGTGCTCGGCAACCGCAAGGCAACTTTCCAAAATGGCCTCAATAGCACGAATCCCACCAATCACCAAATCAGTGGTTGCGGATAATTGAACTGGGTCTGCCCTATAGAATCCAGAAAGAGTCTCTGCCTGACTTGGTACAGGATGTAACCACAACTCATATAAAGAACCTATCTCAATATCATACCGAAGTGGCGTAATGGCAAAGTATTCAGGATAACCGGAGTTTGCACCACCTGTACGCATATCTAAAATTTGCTCGGCATTCCGCTTTGCAAGCGGTGGATTAGCACTTGTTGTGTCAAAATACAATGTGCTATACACATCTGAGAAATCTATTGGGAGAGCATATTTCCATTGTCCAGATACAGTCGTGAAATCCCAGTAAACCTTGAGAAATTCCCATTCGTGCGGTTGAGGTGGGTCAATGGACATATCAAGAGGGTACAAGAACTGACGAATACCTCTATCAACCAAAGCCTTGCATAAGGTTAGATTAGCCCCTGTCGGGGTTGTGCCTCTTGCTGTAAGCCCTAAGAAGAAGGACACCTCGTTATAGAGGTTCTGATAGCTTAGAGTTAGCCTATTTCCCATAATACCCTCTCTGCTTTAGTGTTGAATATATTGTTTTTATATGAGATACAAACTCTTGAAAATCAGATGCTTTTTTCATATAATTACATTTTTTGCAACAAGCCACACAATTATCAATAGTATACCCTTCATCATTATCTACTCGGTCAATACCATTATAAATATATTCTCCATTTTGATTAAGATAATGAGCCATTTGAGAAGGAAGTGCTCCACAATAAAAACAATTTTGTTTAACTAAGTTTCTAAATTGGTCTTTTGTCAAATCAAAATAAATATTGTGTTTCTTAGCTCTTCGTTTATAATTATTTGAATACAAAGAATTAAAAGCAGCTTCCCCAAAAGGAAGAGAGTATTTTTCTCCTTTAAGCTTATTTGCACAATCCTTACACATTTTGCTTTTTAATAATACATCTCTTCTTTTTATTTGTTCCTTACCACAATCACATCTGCATCGCCACAAAGAATAGGACTTGGTATTAGATTTATTTTTTGTTGTACCTTCATAACTAAGTACAACCCAAGAATTAAATCTCTTCCCAGCTAAATTTTTTGTAGGATATTTTGGTATTAATCGTGCCATTAATACTCCTTAAAGCGGATTAGGGTGACAACTACTTGCCCTCCCCCGAAGGGTACATGCCCTTGCTACCACCCTATCGCCGGAGACAGATTTCCTTTATCTGTCTGTTATACCTTAAGAAGTTCGTAGATTTGACCAACTACTATCGGTGGATAACTCTCACCAACTCGTTCCTTAATAAGTTTAATTTCATCCTCATTCAAATCTACTTCATCAGAAGTATAAATCCTTTTAGCTAATTCATACTTCTTTACCTTGTCAACTCCCTTTTCATTCTGTACTGGACTAAGAACTGCATTAACTATAGCTAATTTAACTGTAGCATCCACAGCTTTTCCGTCCACATTATCCTTCATCACTTGACCATCCAGTGTTTTAAGTGGTACATCTACTTTTACTAACATAATCTGCCTCCTTTAATTAATATTAAGCTGCATCACTTACCATAACATAGTAAGTACCAGCATTTGACCCTGCTTCTATTTCAATAGGTATAACATGAGAAACAACAGGTGCAGAACCTATAGCCATAGCAATACTATCAAATGAATACGCCATAAATAAACCATCTGGGTGACTTCCACCAGCTTCACTACGAAGATACATGTGATACTGTTTATTTGCAGGAGGGCCATCTGTCGCATCAATCTGCATCCTTAAACACAAAGGAGCTATGCAATGTGTCATACCAGATAAATCGGCCCCACCTTCATAAATACCAATCTCCACACCAAAATATTGACCAGTCAAATCACCACCAGCATTGATATTTGTCCAGTGAGATACACCAGCATTTTGCCCCGTTGCAATTCCACTAATATCAGTTTGGGTATATAAAGTTATACCATAACCAGTACAAGCTGGCGTTCCTGTTATAGTTGCTCTAACATCTAAAGCAGTAAAGCAACCAGCAGTTTGACCGGAAGAAACATTAATCCGATTTACTACTTGCGAGGCCGCAGCAGCAGTAGCTCCTGTACCCGATAACAAAGCACTACCATGCTGTTCCTGATAAATAAACAGATTAGGGTCAAGTTTAGCAAGAATTAAACCAGCGGTACTTCTATTAACTGTTTCCTCAACAATAGCTACAGGACGTGCCTCAGTAGCACTTAAAGCATGTCCCAAATACTGAGTGGCTGCTATAACAGAAAGAATTGTACGAGCTACTGTACAAGCAACACCAGCACGCACAGGAACAATAGCCCCATTAGGCACATAAATATCAAGTATTATTCCAACATTAGCAGTAGCACTGGTTGTCTTACCACACCAACCGCCTTTGGCCACAACACCAGCAAAAAATTGAAGATTGCCGTCATTAGGCTCTTCAACTTCGAGATATTTTGCTTGGCATGTTTCAGGCGTACCATCTGTCAAAGAAGTTGATGCTGTAACAGCACCATCACTGGCACTTCCACCAGCCCAGTCAGTAGTTGTATCATAGTTATAACATACTGGCATACCTTCGTAAATTGTCTTTGATGCTGTATTGTACCACACTCTAACTCTATGTGCAGCAGGGTTTCCCCACGATAAATTATCCATTATAAAACCTTTCTAAAAATTATTGGTTGCTCAAACCTGTCCATCGTTTTCCTTTAAGTGAGCCTCCTTGGTCAATCCATTTAATTATTTATTACGTCCCTAACGTGGGCGTATCTGTACTATTAGTCAGCAAAAAACCCGCATACTTAGGCGAACTGTTACACCAAATCTGGTATACCAAGTCCATGTACAGTTCCATGACCGTATGTCTAAGATTAGCGGTTTGCTTTGTAATACGGAAGTCCCAGTTCCTTAAAATAACTGGGTATATAAAGTTGTGGTTCAATCCAAGAATCGGATTAGTGCCATACACTGATGTATTGGCCGTATCCAGCGGTGGAGTATAAACCATAGGTATACGATTGAAGCCTGGCGTACCATAATGAGCGTCAGGACGATAACCCATATTATCATCAGCCTTAGCATAGAAAGCATTGAGGTTTTTGATAACTGTGTCATTCGTATACATCGCATAGTTTATCTTGTCCATCGGTAACTTCTCAGGAATTACCGGAGGCTGGAAGTTCAACTTCCTCGTAGCTGTATCAAGGATGGTTAGTAAACTATCATCAATGTTGTTATCGTGGTCGCCAAAATAGTTAGCCCAATCAGTATAAGTAGAAGCATTAATACCGCCCTTGTTGAAGCCAATACCAGCGGTAGCACCATCATTGTAACAACCATAATATCCGTTAAATCCGCCTGTTTGGTCTTTAGTACCCATACCTATCCATTGGAATACAGAGTACGGCCTATTGGTATCGGTTGAGGCATTTCTGCCGTTAATCATGGCATCAAGCACTTCCTCTACCATATCCTTTACGCACGAATTGTACTGCTGCCTCCATACATCATAAATCTGTGCGGGGGACTGATTGATGTCCTGCTCAATCAAGTTCCACATCATACCGCCGGTGGCCTTAGCCCAACCCAGACGGTATCGCTGATTAATGTTATCCTTAATCAGACTGTCCTGTGCCCAAAAACCACTATGTGTAGCATTACCCTCGCTACTAAGGGTCACGTGACCCTCCAACGCCTTTCCCACAGTCTTGACATTACCTCTGAAAAAGGTATTGTAAAACTGATAGTTGGAATAGGCATAGGTAGCAAGCGGTGGGTTCTTCCTGCGAATATCCCATAGAGTCCCATACGCCACATCGAGGTTCTGTGCGAATGTAACCTCTGCCATTTTAATTTTCCTTTCTACGAGTTCGTTCTAAGTATCTCCATAATCTAAAAGCCAAATCAGGGTCGTCTTTTAACATCCCAGATGCCGGATTACAAAGGTTACATAACAAACCTTTGTTCTCACCAGTTTCGTGACAATGGTCTATACTCAAAGTTTGATTTAATAACTTATAACTTTCTTCTTGTGTCATACCACAAACCTCACATTGGTAATTACGTTTAGCAAAAAAGCTATCATATTCCTCAACAGTCATCCCATGAGCATGTGCATTGTCACGACAACGCCGAAGATTTTTGTGCTTTGCATAATGAGCACGGCTGTATATTCGCCGCTTCCATAATGCCTTTGGTAGTTTTTGATAAGTAGAACTACATTTTTTACACTGACTTTTACGACCATCAGGTCTGGCGTTATCTCTCCAAAACTCAGATAATGGCTTTTTTTGTTTACATTTAGAACAAACCTTATTTTCCATACTTTCCATTATATATCATACTTTCCTTTGATCCCGGCTTTACGAGCCGCAGCACGTACCACCTCAGCTTGTCGTTCCTCCTCACTGTCATATGTCTTAACGGTTTCCTTACCAGAACGCTTTGCTGATAGTTTCTTTTCGTGCTTCTTCAAATCCTTTATCATGTTACGCTGCACATCCTTTTCCAGATTCTTTCCCTTGTACCAAGTCAAGGCAATCTCCATAGCGTCCTTGACTGGTATGCCACTCTGAATAAATGGAGCGGCCTTATCCCACACATCTTGACGGGCAACCATAGCGGGAGACGTAGGTACTAATTGGCCCTTCTTAGGGCCAGCAGGGTATTTTAAGAGTTCTTCGGTTTTCCCGAATATCTCAAAATCCTTACTTACCTCATCAAATACTTGGTTGACAGTTTGAAGCATAGCCTCTTCTTCCCTGGCATCCCTCTCCTCACTTGCTCCTTTTATTTGCTCCTTAATTTCTGCAAGTTCCTTCTTTACTATGGCTAACTCTTCATTAGTGGGTTCTTTTTTGGCAGCGTCATCGGCAGCTTTGGCTTTAACCTCTTGCTTAGCCTGGTCTTTACCAGGTTCCGACTTATCCTGCTTTTCCTCCTTGTCCAATATTTCTGGTATTAAACTAATTAATGCAGCATCATCAAGGTCGGACGCAAACTCTCTGATTTCCTCTTCCGACCAACCTTGTTCTAAACAAGCGTTAGTAAACGCATCTGGTATATCTTTGCCCTCTTCTTCTTTTGTGTCGGGGTCGGGCTGTCCTAATACTTCTCTTTGTATTTTTGCAACAATCTTCCCACCATCCTCTTCCTTCTCACCAGAAGATGTAGGTACATCATCAACCTTAACATCCAAGTCTTTAACGTCTGGCTCTTTAGTCTCATTATCTTTGACATCTCCTTCCAACTCAGCAGTAGGGGCATCAGCATTATCAATATAAGAGTTAAATTCTTTGTCATTCATTATTTAACCTCCTTATTTGCAGTTCTACATACGTCACAATTCTTTTGAGCTGGCGACCTACGATAGAATAAGTTACCGCAAGTTAAACACCTATGCAAAAGACCATAGGATTCCAACAACTCATTAATCTGTTTAGTAACTAACTCTTTAATAAGAGTTTCGTGACTTTCCACTTCGGGTTTCTTCTTTTTATTTCTATCCTCCGGTGTCTTAGCCCCAGGCCACAATTTATTGCACATCTTACACACATTGTCTTTATCCAAAGCTCCTGCCTTAAACCCCTCAGAAAGACATACTGCACATTTGTTCTCTTCCATTTTTTGTCTCCTATAATTGAAATTGACCAATACATTCTATATCACTAACACAAAGTGAATCTAACTCAATTTCATTTTTTACTTTTTCTAAAGCTTTTTCACCGGCTTTTTCTGCTGACTCTGATTTTATTGTTACCTCCGCTATCCTACAACTCCCAAGTCCAATACTACCGAGAGTAAGAGCAGACTTAGTATAATACTCTTCACTTATTGTAACTTCATATAACCTTTCTTTTTCCATTTCTGTCCCCTTTCTTATTCCAACGCTAAAATCATATTTTCACTTAGAATAATATAACCATCATCCCCTATAACGGGATAGTCCCCCAGGTGCGGAGGAGCGGGTGGGAATATCACAATATCCCCCTCTTTAATATCTTCCTCCACCTTTGGGCCAACACTAATGACCTTACCTCTCTTCCAATCATCCTCAACCGAATCAGGCAGAACAATCTTCCCAAGCTGCTCCCTTGTTAATGGCTCAATCAACAAATTTTTGTGAAGTGGTCTCATTTCTGTCTCCTTAAAATTTTATTTAGTCTCTACCCTTAAAATCCTTGGGGTCATACTCCTCAAAATTAGCTTGTTTCATTAATTTTTTCTTATCTGCTCTACTTTTTATAAGTGGTCTATAGCTATGACCAAATTTTTTCCAATCAGCTTGAGGATGTAATTTTTTAGCCTCCTCTATTTGATTTTCTGAAACACCAAGAGATACTGAATACCTCCAATGTTCTCCTGAGTTTGGGGTTCGTTTAATTGCATTTTCTTTTGTAAAACGCAAAATATACCACTTGCTACCACATTCAGGGCATTGAATTGGAGAATCCTCGTTGGGATACCTTTTAACAAAATCACACCCCTTGCAATTAAATTCTTCAATCATTTTAAGCTGCTCCGATTACAAGATACTCTATAGTGCTCTTTTCACCATCATCGTCATTCTTAATATGTACTGTTCCTTTTGGTTTGAATACAGTCACCTCACCCTCTTGAACTTCAATCTCAGAAACAAAAGAGGTGACCCAAGTTGTGTCAATATCTACATCGTTGGCAATACATTTTAAGATTATCAAATGAACTGTACCAACGTCACCAACATCTAAAGCTTCACTACTATCTGCTGTAGCCTGTTCCATATACTGATAATGAACTCTTGCTGGTGTAGTTGTAACACTAAATTTTTCAGCTAATTGTTGTAATTGACCCAACCCAGTAACTTCCGCAATTATGCTAACATTACATTCGGCTGCCATTATTTTGTTCTCCTATAACCTAATCGCCACAAAAACCTGGCTATATCTTTTGCTGTTACACTTACCCTATCTTCATGTGCCCGCCAATCGCATGCGTGCAAGGCTTCATGTATAACTGTTTCAAGACCCACCAATTTGGATAAATCTCTCTCCACAATTAGCCAGTAATAATTGTCAGTATCACAATTACCATCTAAATTATCTAATATAATACGATATTTTATATCACCAAACGTGTGGGTCTTAATTGTTTTCATTTCTGGTGTGAGGGTGTCCAACCTGTTTTTCTTAATGTACCATATACATATTTTCTGCCACGTTCACTTAAACCGTCTTTCACAAAACCCTTTTTACGTGCCTGCCTTTTCAATTTTCCTTCTAACTTCTTTGGCATTATTCTATTTCCTCCAACGCTTTTATTGCGTCATATTTTTGTAATGATAATTTAATAACTTCTGCTCGAACAAAATAATTCATACCTTCTTGTCCTGGATAATGCCAAGAACAAATACCCACAATATTACCCCACTTATCAAACAATGGACAACCTGAATTTCCACCGTTTGCGGCTACATCAGAGATAATCATATTTTTAGTATTTTTATAATTATCTGGTGCACCAACAGCAGAAACGATACCTTTAGCTAAAACAGGAAATACACCAAGTGGATTACCAAATGCCCAAACTACCTCACCAAGTTTGGCATTGTCAAAAGACAACGTACTTTCGATATCATTAGTGTCAACTTCGATAAATCCAACATCTGCTTCCGTTTCCAAATACCAAGATTTTGCCTTGTACTCTTTTCCATCAACAGTAAATATATCAGCATTAGATATACCGTCAACAATGTGTCCTGCTGTGAGTATTAAGTTATCTCGAATAAATACACCCGAACCCTGCCAACCAGTATAGGGCATATCATAATATTCATAATATACCTCGTATTCAACATCACATTTAATTTGTACTACGTTTTCTAATGGCAACATGCTTCTTAAAGAATGTGGAGCGGGTATAAATAAAAATACTGATATAACTACCAATACCATAAATATAGCTACACAACCGTCATGTCGTAACATCCATTTTCTCATTTTATTCCTCCAGTGCTTTACTTCATTCCACCACCAGTACGTGCTTGTTGTTGATTTTTATTTGCGGTGCGACTTACTTCATTGCTCCCAAAGGTGTCATTGGTCTGACCAGGCGACTTACTACCTACATTTGGCCCTTTTGGTCTTTGTTCTTGTCCAAGAGGTTGCATCGTATACCCTACACCAGCAAGTTCGTGAGGTATCGCCGTACGGTAGAATTGATTGAAGTTCTCAAACCCAAGATACTCACTAAGTATTCTTGTAACAGTAGGCACATCCAACTCTGCACCTTGCTGTGCGGCAAACTGATATGTTGGCAATACCCACTGAGTCATAAAGGCCATAAGTTGCTGGCCTAATACCTCTGGTGACTTCCTCTGTGTAGAGTACGGGGTAATCTTAAACACAAAATCATAAAAATCCCCAACTCTGTCAGCAGAAGAAAAGACTTTAGGTAAATCACCCACGCCTGGAATTTGGTGCATTAGCGGTATATACTCGGATGGGTCTTGAAGAACCTTATAAGCCAACTTATTTACAATACTCGTCATAAACCCCTGGAAACGGGTATTCATATTGCCCACAATACGAGAGGCATTTTGGAATACCATCTGTTCCTGGCCAAGTGTCGGTGCCTGAGCACCACGTCCCGCAAGAACATCTGGGTTAGCCCCTGTCTTGGTAAATGATTGCTCAGCAAAGTTCATCCAATTATAATTATCGGGGTTTACCCCACCTAATGATTCTTTCTTTATTTCACCAGCGACATCCATTTCCATCACATCAAGGTTCTTGGCACTTGTTATTTTCTTACCAAGTTCTGTGTGTCCTGGCGGCACAAACAGTAAATCCTTCTGACTTTCAGCTTGCTCCCTTGCAGTCTTAGCGAGAACATTCATTGTAACATCCAAATCGTGCCACGCCCACGCAGGAGGGATGGGATACGTGGAACCTGGGAAGAACTTGTATCCCAGGAAATCATACGGAGAACCACCAGGGCCGTCCTCCTCAACAGTATGAAGAATCTTAGCCTCTTTACCATAAGGCATTATAGTAATGGTAATCCCCTCATCGTATAAATACAAATCTATAAAAGACGTGTATTCTCTCAGGGATAACCTATTTAAGTCCCACTCACCATTTGAAATCTTTTCAGGATGATAGTCACTTGTCAACTTACAGTCAGAAGATATATCATCTGCATATTTAGAGTATAAATCTTTGGCATACTCTGTGGGAAGTTTGTAAATATCACCCTCAAGAATAAAGTCATCTCTTGACTTGGCCGCAACATCACCTATATAATCAGCGTCATCAATAACCCGTATTACCTGCCTGCCATACTTTATAATATTATCATCAAGATTTATGACCCTATCATATTCAGTAAATGTTCGGGTAATACCAGCACCAAACATTGAGTTTATGGCAGCAGGTATCAAGACGCTTTCCGCAAAGTTCATTTTGTCAAGAATGAAATTTAGTGCCAGTTGAGTGGTAAATGCCCAAGGGCGGCAATTTGCTATCTTTGTCTCGACCAGAATCTTAGGATTACCTTCCACAAGATAAGGGACTATAGTGAATACGCCCCTATCTATGAGGTTGATAAGATGCTCCCGTCCATACCCACCATCAAAGAAACCAGATGCCCAAAGAGCAAGAAGTTTCTGTCTCTTTTTAAGAGGTTCTTCCTGCCGTTTTTGCCATGCCCTCACAAGCTTCTGACATCTAACTTCAAACTTCTTGTCCTCGCCTGTTCCATCATTGTATAAATATTTCTTATTTTTGTTAGACATTCATCAAACTTTCTAAGCAAAAAATTTTAATTTTCATCTATTTTTTGTATATAACACTCACAAAGAGTAATCACATCTTTTAATGAAACCGTAAGATTTCGCTTAAAATTCCCTTCTACAAAAGCTATTGTCTTAAACAAGGATTCCACACAAAATGCACCATTTTTATGCTGATATAAATTACTATGTTCTAATCCTATTTTTTCTTACGAACCCTAAATGGGGGTTTCTCTTGTTCTTCGTTTACTTTATTAAACCGTGCCTGGAATGAATTAATCGGTGGATTCTCCGCTGTCTCCCAACTTCCTTTGATTTGCTCCTTGCAAGCCAACACAGCCAATCCAGCGGTTATAACCCTATCACCGTGTCTTTCCAAAGCACCAGTACTTAAATCAGCCTTCTTGGAAACCACAGCACCAACCCCTTTGTCTCTAAATACATAATCAAATAACTCATCCAATAGGTCTTTATCGTGAATTATAATTGATTTGTACTCTCCAATATCGTCTGTTAAACCACCACTTAACGCTATTGCCAATTCCCCCAATAAAGCATCTTTGGCTTTTGGGTGTCCAATCCATCCCCATTTCTTAACTTGTTTCCGAGTTTTGGAGTCCTCCCTGCGTTGGGTGTAAATATAAGGGTATCGGTGAAATACCAAACGATTAGTGAACATCGAACCACACCCACCACCAGCATCCCAAATTATATAAGCTGGCCTAATACCCCCACACCAATATGCCATTGCTACAGTTATATCAGCCAACTCCTCTGGTTTAGTGTTAGCGTCTGCCCACGCCCCAGCCTGTTCATAGGTATTTCTATCATATACCATTATGGCAGAGTTAGCCGAACCCAAACCGTATGATGGGTCAACTGCAATAATATAATTGTGTCTCTGTTCTGGCCTACCAAATGGTAGTTTCCCCCACCATTGTAGTTTTCCCATTACCCCAGGCATAAATCGTATATTCTCGGTATTCATCATGCCATTAGAATACTGAGAAATATATAACTCCCCTTTATAATCGGGTTCACGGATGTCTCTCTTTTTAATCTCCTCAAGAATAGCGTGGTCAAAGGGAGTATCACTTGCTCCTGTAGGAGTGGCCCAAACATTTGATATGAAATCCCTCTTATTACCCTTACGCCGTAACTCCTGATAGTCGTGCCAAGGGCTACGATACTTCCCAGGCAAACCCTTGCAACCATCGGCCACAAAGAGTTTCTTTAGCTCGTCAGGCAAAGCGGAATAATTTATTTTAATCTTCATTTTTTAATGAAACAGTAATTATAGGCTTTTTAACTAAAACTTGATGTCCAAGCAATAAACACAGAAGCTCTAATTCTTTTCTTGTCATATCCTTAATATTAGTGTTATCCCAACTCAACGACCCCCAACCCTCAACTGCTGTTTTAAGTGCACCAATTAAACTTTTCTCTAAATCTGTCATTATTCTGTCTCCAAACTATATTCTAACACTTCTGGATAATTCTTTTTATAATATTCCACATCCAGTAGTTCTATTTGTGCGGGTTCGGGCGAAGTATATAAACCCTGATTTTTAGTCGGGTTATCATACCAGATAAGTTCAACTACCTTTGTGGTTGCTTTGCCGAGAGCTTGATTAAAGCAATGCCCTGAACCAAGCCAATGTGTGCTACTATAGATTATACAGGGCGACACATCGTGTACTGACCCCTCTATTGCTGTAGCTGTAGCTGCATCCACACGCCCGAACTCATCAAGTAACAATGCCGTAGCACGGCTTCCAGCAGAAAAACTCTCATTCGTGGTCTCTCCTACTATTGAAGAACTGTTTAACGGTATTGTCAACAACATATCTTTACGGTTAACTTTGGGATTGTAACCGGAAAGCTCTAACCACCAAGAGGGTAAACAATCAAAAACATTGTCCACCTTGGCAAATAGGGTATAATAGTCCCCTTTATTATCAACCAATTCCTTCTTGCGTGAACCTACGATGAAGTTCACATATTCATATAAAAGTACCTTGGCCGCAAATAACTTGCAGGAAATCTCAGATGCCCCCTCTTCTCTGCTTTTGTTAATACCTGCATCGTGCCCATTCTCAATACACCAATCCAAAGTCTCCACAGCAGGTATCTGTGCTGGTCGTAGGACAAATGGGTGGTTCAATCGTGTCCATGGATTATATGTCCAAGCCACAGAACTAAAGAAGATGGGCATATATTGTCTGCAAAGCTCCATAAATACCGCCTGTGCTTTACTGTCAGTAGCAAGCATCTTATGGAGATTAATACGAAACTCTATATTCTCCTTTGGGTCGGTTGGTATCAGGCCGTAAAAAGCTTTTGGGTTATCTGGTATTTTGATTTTCATTAAGTCGTCTTAACTCAACCTTTTGTATTTCAAGCAACACTTTCTTCATCTCGATTTCTAAATCTAAAAGCTTATTTTGTTTTTTTGTAGTCTCTAAATACAATTTTTCACGCTCTACTTCTTGTGTACTTCCTCTATCACTTCTTAATGTACTCATTTTTCTGTCCCCTTATTTTTAATTGATTCTAATAATTTACGCCCAAATTCCTCAATCTCCTTCTGGGCTATATCTTTAATTTCAATCGTCTTTTTATTTATTTCAATTTTCTGTGTATCTGTAAAGTACTCTGGGAGGCGGCATTTCAGGATAAACCTCAATAAAGCCTCATTAGGCAATGCCCTCTTGGTCTTGACTTTCCTGCCTCCCTTTTCCTCTCGCATCTTGGGAACACCTGCGTCATCATAGCCAGCAGGCACTCTTATGAAATTCTGGTCTATTTCCTCATATTCGTAGCCTAAAGCGGTTTTAACTGCTGCCACGATAAGGGCTATATCAGCACGCTGTCTGGCTATCTCAATAAACTCATCAACAGTAGTACACTCCGCTTTGAGGTCTTTAAGCCATTTCAAGGAGTTCTCTCCGAGAGCACCAAGGATAATACCTATATCAGAAATATCCTTACCATTGGCAATTAAATCTTTAGCAACCAATGAAAAAGCTTTTTCCAAATCTTTTCTCGGACGTGCCATAGTATTAAAATACCCTATTACTTTGCCATTTTTTACGTTCTATTCTGGCGTACTCTTTTCTGGCCCTTTTTTGTTGAGATGAGCTTTTTCTTCGTCTGTTTCTTTGTAAGCAACATTGGCCTGCATCTGGATAAACTTTCAAAGTCATTTCCATCTCCTATTAATTATATTAGATTAGAATACCCCATTGATACAACATTCTATATACAGTGTCTATATCACTTTGTTTTTAGAGACACATTAGTGGATAAACGTTATAGAATTAATTTTCATTTAATAATCACGTTAGTGATTTACGGGGCGGCTATGGTTAGCCCCGTATCTTTTGGGGTTATATAAGAAAAACATATACCCCTCTATATATACCCCATAATTGGGGGTAGTCCGAAAAAACAACCCTACGCAGAATACTGTAGCCATCCGTCAATCCCTATACAAATTCAATAAAATTCTTATATAATTGGATTCTGTCAAGCAAATGATGATAAGTATATATTATGTAAAGAGATAAAATTTTTTATAATGTTCTTGATAGAACACTCATTACTTAGTCCATATTCGTAAATATTTTATAGAGAGATTCTTGTATAGATTAATTTTAATATGATATTGATTATATTGTGAGGAAATATATTGTAACTAAGAATCTGTCATAATTTTATGTCCTATATTATGACGAAGTATGGTACAATAAGGTACGGTATTATAGGGTTAATTTGTGTAAACTATTTGGATAATCGGACGTTAGTATGTCAACCTACATATCATTGGTTAACCAGTCAAGAGGATTATAGGATACAAAATATTGAAAAATATGATTATAGGTTTTGTAGCCTATTCACCTCCCCTGCCTGCTATATTCAAGATTACCCTACCCCACCCAGTCGCTACAATCCCTACAATCGTTATAACAGGTGTGATTGACAGCATGGCTTATCCCTAAGTTAGTTAGATGGTTACCTAACAACATAGTCCGATATGCGGTAGTCCACCTATAGGGGTTGCACCTATTGTAGTGGTTGTGTGGGTTGTGTGTCCACTACCCATTTATAACAGTTATGCCATATCCAACCATTATATCACTTATACCACTTATCCTCTATCCTCTTATATACCCGCTTACTGTTCACTAACTACCTAATATCTCAATAAGTTAAGCAAAGATATATTTTATTTTTTGTTTGCATTATCCCGATTATGTGTTATACTTTAATTAGAAAGGCGAACGCTCTTTAACAAATAAATGGGAGGCAAGAAAATGATAAAGCGAATATGTGATAGTGTGGGCTTTGAGTATAATATAGCCATACTGTTTGTGTTGGCTTATCTGTCTTTACTTTAATAGCCTACAATATATGGGCGTGGCAATACTCCACTACGCCCATTACTTATAGGTTATTAAAAGAGGTGGTACTATGTCAGTAGCATTACCAAACAATAAAAAAGAAAAAAGACAACGTTTACAGATATTAGCCAATCAAGGGAGTATTGGCTATACTCAAGCAGGTTTGCTGTATCTCCAATATTGCCAATTATATAACAAGGTGAAAAAATAAAAGATTTCATTTGCAATTTTCGGTTTATGTAGTATACTTTATATAGAGGCAAGGACAAGCCGACAAATAGCTATTTGACAATTTAATAGGGGACAAAAAATGGCAAAGCCAAAAACGAACAGGGGAGCAAAAGTGTCGACTGTGGATATTATGGATAATATTTGTAAAGACTGCGGAGCAAAACATTCGGCGATAAAAACGACTTGGACTAATGGCGATGTCGTTGTATCGCCTCCACGTTGTAAGCCTTGTCAGACAGCTCACTTGACAAACCTGCGTGTCAATCACACTATTAAGGACATACAGTTATTAGGCAATCTGAAAGCCAGGTTAACAACGGAACAACGGGAGGCTGTAGCGACTGTCATTGGCAACGAACTGCAAGTATTGCTTGACAGGTATGCAGGCACGGCTACATCGGCGGTAAAATTCGACTTGAAAAAAGTCAAAGTAAGCTAACGGCATAGCTTGTTCGCAAAGCGACAGTACCAGACACTATGCTATATGGTTATAACAACTGTATAGCATAGACTCTGATATTGTTAAATTGAAAGAACATATTATGAAATGTAAAGAATGTGTAAACAATAAAGTATGTAAAGGTGCTGTTAACGCTAACAAAAAATCTGTAGAACTTATTATTAAAATAGCCAAAAGAAACAACAAAGAATGTCCGATACACAAATGGAGGTAGTGATGTATAACAAAGACAAAATAGACAGCGATGCTGAACGGGAAGGGTTGGCGTTGTGTAAACAAGGCAGAGACAGACAAAGCAAGTACAGGTATATCCGTGAGCAAACATCAGATTATAACACAGAGAAAATGCGTAAACTATTTAGGAGGTAAATAGGACGTAAACTATTTAGGAGGTGAAATATGAGAGACAAAAAGAATGTTCAAATAGGGTATGGTATTGGGAGGTTTACTTTAGACAAAGACGGTCGTCCCGTCAAGCATGATAGACGTAAAAAAGATAGACGGATTTGTGATAAAGGATTAGACAAACGCACAAGTAAAGAAACAAAACGTAAAGGAGTAAAAGTATGATATATGTCAAAAATTCACCAAAAACACCACGTCCTAAAATAAAACCAACAAGGATAAAACACAAACCCATTACGATATATGTAATCTGTAAAATAAATAAGGGGAGAATATGTTTACAATGACAATATGCAACAACATACTAAAGCGGTATAAACTGCAATGGTATGGCTATAATGGCGAGCGGTACTATATAAGCAAGACCCGCACATTGCATAGTGTATCGTTGCAGGACGTAAAGAACAAAGCAATGGCGTTGTTTGGTAGTAAGCCGGATAATATACAGAGAATATAGAGGGACTAATTATGGAAACTACAAAAAACAAAGAATGTTTGGGATGTTGTCCTGTTTGTGATGGTGGTAATATTGATTACCATTCGTCAGAGATATTGGACAATGTTTTACGTTATCCTGCTATTTGTGAAGATTGTGGCCAATACTTCTACGAAGACTACAATATCGTTTACATTGAAACAAGCTATTAGATAATAAGGATAATGTATGTTTAATATAACTAAAGAGGTACAGAGATTGCAACAACTAAAACACGATAAGATACACGGTTTGCCTGATAAACCAAAGCAACACAATCCCAAAGTTAATCACATAGACGATACCCCGTTTAACATAAAAGCGGAACAGGAAAGCGTATATATGTCAAGGCAGTTTAATAATTACTCATTGGGTTTCGGCAGGCGATTATCGAAAGCCAAAGGACAGAAGCATTATCCAGGCGGGGGTTTCGCCGGACATACAAACAAAGGGGTATAAACTATGACAGTACAGACACAGCAAGTATCAACACAAGAGTTATCTGCTATATATGACCGTATATACGATATTGCGGACAGGTTGATTAAGAAATACAACCCTTGTAATATACACACTACTGAAGCAGGATTTATTTTGTGCAAGGAATATAACAATATAAATAGTGTTAAATATGTACAACAGAATGGATATTTCCTGTGTTGTAGTCGTTGTAAACATCAGTCAAAAACCGGTTGTCCTATTAGGTGCCTGCCTTGTAAATTATTTTGTTGTTGGTATATCACTAATAAGTTGCTGAAGAAAAGACTCCGTAAATTGCAGGATATTGCCGAAAAATATAGAATTGATATACGTTATTACTACCATACCAAAGATGAGGTTTTAGATATTTCAAGAAAACGAGTAGGGATGGGGGGTCGACTGTGAAATACTACAACGCAAAATTAGGTTGTTATATTGATATTGATGAGATTGACAAGCAGGCCACAAGGGAAGGTGCTGCCTTGCAGTTTCAAGCAAGAAATAGAATAGATAACCGTTGCAGGAAGAACAGAAATTCCTTGCGATTTGTTAAATCAAAGCACTGTAAATTGTCTTAGTGTGGAGAAAGCAACAATATGGAACAAAGAAAACACAGGGTATATTATGGTATGAAATACCAGTTATTAGCAAGCAAGTTATCACCAAAAGAGCTAACCTGCATATCTCACTGTGCTGTATTCTCCGATTGTGCCATTGATGGTAATTGTGAACTGCAAAACAAAGCAAATAACATATTGAAAGATTAAATTATGAATAACAATAAGAACAATCTACCTATACAATTCACCGAATTAACTCCCGATGACGTAACAAAACATCATAAATTCTATTATCTTTTACTAATAAATGATAATATTCCCGTTAGTGAAAAGGGAAAAGAATTACATGAAGCCATGCAGTTGTTTTATAAGGAATTTAAGTAAATATCGCTTTGCGATATACGTATTACAAAGTAACACTTAACAGTCAATGTAAATCTTTTGAAAGGGATGAAAATGGGTAAAGTAATTGGGGTAGTTGCTTTTATAGCAGGATTTGGTTTGTTATTGGCTTTCCCGATTAAATGGACGTGGAATGTAACAATGCCATATTTGTTCAGCTTGCCAGCGATAACATGGGGCAAGGCATGGTGTTTACATTTTATCTGCGGTTGTTTAATCAAAGCCAATAATATAAATATCAAATAAAAAATCAGAGTAAACAATAAACCACTTTACTAACTTTAATATAGGCGATAAAATCGTCATGTAGCCAACAAAGTTGGCAGAAAGGAACAAGAATGGCAAATATAGAGTTGAAGATTGATGGTGAAGTTATAAAACTAACTTCACAACAAACAGCACAGCTAAAAAGGGCTGTAGAAAAGGAGACAAAAGTGCCAGCACCGAAGGCATATGGCAATATGGTCATGTCTTGCAAAACAGTTAAATCGACATATCCTTTTGTGCTAAGCTCTTCTGCTGCCCTACCATCAAGTGCAAAACTGAAAGCCTGTGACTTTACAAATCATAGGGGCAGGGACTTTAGCCAAACCGAGCTAAAATCTTTTATAGCAGAACTCAGAGCGTATGCAAAGACAATCTGGCCTTCGTTTAAGTAAGCCAACACACTATAATATCAGTGGATGTTATAGTTTAACCAGTAATAAGGGCTGTGGATAGTTTCGGCTAACCCTGTGTCCTATGATTACTGGTAGGCCCTGTCGTCTAATAAGAATATAGGTAACATTGGGCACAGTTATCTATAAGGATAGTCCCTTCTCAGGGGAAAGATATGCGTGCAAATCGCATTAGGGCCATTGTTGTAAGCTAATTAAAACTATGGGGATAAAATTATGGCTAACAAAAAATACAGTTTTGCTGAGATATTAAAAGAGTACAATAAAAAATACAAAAGCCGTTATAAAATCGATTCAAGAACAAGAGAAGCCACAATAACTCATTATTCTAATAATTCTTTCAGTGTTGGATATTGGGATATGTATGATATAAACCCTATTTTCCGTAAAAGCAGCTTGTCTACTTTCATATACTATAAAATTTCAGCAAGCCTTACTCCCAGAAAGATTATAGACTTCATACGTTCCAGAGAAACAGATAAATTAAACTTGAAAATAGAAATACTGCCATCAAGCAAAATAAGATATGCTTACCTTCACACCAATTACTACGCTTCAGATACAGGCAACTTGGGAAAAAGCTGTATGCGTCTTAAAGAAATGCAAAAAGCCTTAAATCTTTACGTTAAAAATAACGTAAGAATTGTTGTGGTCGTAGATAACAAAAACAAAATACACGCAAGGGCATTATTATGGGATAATATTAAAAGTACAAAACTTAAAAACCCATTTACTTATTTAGATAGAGTATATGCAAGGTCAGATGCTCTTTTGCCATTGTTCTATGATTTGGCGAAGGAAAATAGGTGGAAGCGGTATCCGACAACTACCGTTAATTGCATGAACAAGAATTATTATATAAAAAACGTAAATATAGCGAATATGTGTTTCTTGCCATTTATGGATACATTTAGGTATTTATACCCTAAAGATAACCTCCTCACTTCCGATATTTGCACGGATATAATAAAACACAGCGACTTCATAACCTTAAACCAACATACAAATAGTGGATATTATCCAAACCTCGACCCCAATAGAGTAAGGGAAGCCCTTAGTGGCAATTACATATCTAAAAAAGATGCTATAAAAGTAAAAAGATATAATGGGTATGTTCTGAAAACAAATATTGCAGATATAGACGGTGATTATTATAGTTGTTATGACAATAAAGTAATGAAAACAAAACTTGATGGGTATATACTTAAAGTAAATTCTACAACCGAAGCACTCACTGGTGAAAAAATAGACAAAAATAAGGCCGTACACTCCGATAAATATGAAGGGTATATACACAAATCCAATATTGTAAATATCAAGGATGAGATGTACCATAAAAAAGATACTGATATTGTTTGTTTTAATGACAAATGGCATCACATTTCGCAGTGTTTCATAAATTATGATAGGAAAGAATACAGTAAAGAATTAGAAAAGCAACCAATATTCTTTTACCCAAATCTGCCTGAAACTTGGGTGCTTTATGCTTCGGTAACAAGGAAAGGTAACTTGGTGCCCAAAGAACATGCGATAATAGCGTATGACCTTGCTTATAATTCAGGATTAAACATTATCGAGTACCAAGAGGTGTATTGTGTAAGCAAAGATAACCTTGTTCAACTCATCACTAATGAATTGATAGTAAACTCGGCTGAAAACAAAAAATACATGAAAAAGTTTAATAATAAATATTATATAAGAAAAACATTTAAGCTGTCTGAGGAGCAAACGGTTACACTACCAGACACAGAACAGACATTTAAACCACCAAATAAAAATCAACTATTATTATTTACGTAGAGGATGCTAAAATGACAAAAGTAAAAATGGTGGAATTTAACTTTGAGTGCCCATTTCACTACACCGAAGTTTATCAGATGAGCGAATACACAGCAGGCAGTGATAGTATGTGTGCTTTTCTAAATGCCGATTGCTATGGGCTATCTAAGAAAAAATGCCCACTAAAAGATAATAGTATTTTAGTGCAAGGAAAAGTTCCTTAATATAGGCAACTATGGGAGAAGTTTTATGGATACCTACTGGTTCAATAAATTGATTAATTTGCTAAAAATACAAACGAACAGCGAAAACGAAAAGCTGATGGTATTATATCTTGATAAAGAACTTAGAAAGCTAAAGTTAGATTATCAAATTGACGCTGTTGGAAATATCCTTGTTATAAAAGGCAAAACAAATATGTATCCTTGTGTAGTATCACACATGGACACCGTGCATGATTTCGTACCTAATTTTAAGGTATACAAAGATATAGACAATGATGATGTGCTGTTTGCAATGAATGGCAAACAGAGAGTGGGTATCGGTGGGGATGACAAATGTGGTGTCTTTGCATGTCTGTATTTACTAAAAACAATACCCCAAATAAAAGTTGTATTCTTTTCAAGAGAAGAAAACGGGTGCAAAGGAAGTATGGGGGTGAATAAAACATTTTTCGCTAATTGTCGGTATTTAATCCAATTAGATAGAAGGGGAAACAAGGATTTTATACAAACTTATTGGGGTAACAAGACCGTGTCCCATGAGTTTTCCTCCGAAGTTGGATTTACAAAGAAAAAATACAAATACAAAAATAAAACTGGCACTGTCACAGATGTGATGAAACTATGGTATAATAAAGTTGGGGTTTCCTGTATCAATTTATCCTGTGGGTACTACAATCCTCATACTGATTATGAGTATATCTCTATAAAAGATTTATGGCACAGTGTGAAATTTACAGAAGAAATAATAAACACCATGAAACCCAAAAGATACACCTCATTACCTCCCAAGCCGACCATAACAAAAGTTTCCTATGTTACTAACTATCAGTCAAAACACAACAGTCAATGTAGTAAATGTAAAAAATGGAAAAAAGATGCTTTGTTGTACACAATCAAAGGCAACGATAAAGACGGGAAACATGGGGATAAAATTTGTTGGCCTTGCAAAAAAGAACAATACACTAAAGAAGAGTGGGATGTTAAGTTATCATATGCCACCACTAACCCCCCCGCAACTTCACAGAACAATGTCGTGGTTCTTGCTTGTAACGAATGTGGGATAAAAAAGGACGAAATGGAGAAAGGTGATTCATTAAGATATGTAAACGGAGAATTGTACTGCAATAAATGTGCTGCAATATTCTTTGTATTTGACAAAGAACCCGCAAAGTGTTTTGTGTGTAACAGGGTAATACCAAAAGACCATAAAATCATAGAGAGGTTCGGCGTAAGGGTGTGTGATGATTGTGCTCTCCCAAGCGATACCGAAGTAAAAGAGAATTAGGTTGTTAAGTAAATATCTAATACGCAAACCGCCGTTATTTAATATTATGATACAATATTATAGGACAAAACAGCAACCTTTTCTTGTTAAGTAACTATTTAACTAAAGAGAGTATATAAAATGAAATTTAGGATAGGAAATAAAGTAAAAGTAAAAGAAAGTTTAATATTAAAACTTTCATCCCCCAAACTAATTAAAACCCTGAAGTGTGTCGGAACAATAATAGAAATTGATAGCAATGGTAGATTTTTAAGGGTACGTTTTCCAGAAAATAAGCGGTACACGATGTATCGCTATGATTTGGAATTAGCCAAAAACCAACAACTACTGTTTGAATTTATGAAATAAGTATATATCACAAAAGGACTTACAATGACTAAGAAACAAGAAAAAACCTTGATACTATTTGCACAAAATTATTCATTGCAGACCATAGCAAAAAAGCAAATAGTATCATTAGCGACCATACGAGAACGCATAAAGTCGCTTAGTAAAAACCATCCCAGAGAATTTGATAATGCTTTGGCTTTGCGGGAAACTTACAAACGAAATAAAGATGCTATAAAAAATGCAGCGGTTCTACCAGACAGCGGAGAGATAAAACAGATATTTTAGGTATAGTCGTTACAACCAATACAATCGTTAGAGAAAAGGTGATAAAATTTCAAATTATTTTCAGAATTATTTTTTATCGGGCGTGAAAACCCCCCCAATTCTGGGGTATATATAGAGGGGTGTGTTTTTTGAGAAATGAATAAATGGGGGCGGCGGCGTGATAATAGGTAGTTAATTGGGTACTCCAAAGCAAAAGCGTGGGTTACTTTTGCCCGTCCCATTAGTATACAATACTTATACCTAAGTACCTATATAAACAAAGTTATATAAGGTACTAAGTATAATATATTATATACAGGGGTTATATAATGAAATGGTATGAGAAATTCAAGGTTGGGCAAAAGGTTAAAGTTGTTAAGAAAATTAGCTTTTGGAGATATTATGATAGGAGGACGGATTGGGTCGATGATATGAATCAAACAATAAACAAAATTTATAAAATAATTGAAATTGATAAATATATAGGTTGCAAATTACACACACAGATTTTTAATAAGTATAGTAGTACAAAATGTGATTATTGGTATCCTGTTGAAGCCCTCCAAGCATTAATTGGGCAACAACTAATGTTATTTGAGCTATAGGTTATGAAACATAACGTTAAATTCAAAGTAGGCGACAGAGTAAAAATACTCCCATTAGCAACATCTGTATCTGTGGAATCTGAGGAAGTTGGTAAGGTCGGGGAAATTAGTTCTATATCCCGTAATGTGACAAGAAGTTTTGGTATTTGGGTTCAGATGAAAGAGGTTTGTAAGGCAAGAGGGTATATACCTAAATGGTCAGTAGGTACTGATATGATAGAGTTATTTTTTGTAAAAAATGAGCAACTATTATTTGAGTTTATGGACAAATAGAAAGGGGTAATGTTGTGGCATACACGGAAAAAGAAGTGAAAGCATTTGCAGAAAAAGATTTGCGGATAAGTAAATTAGCAGTAACAAAATCGTTGATTGAAAAATTACCATTGGAGGATGTCTATGATGTGGAGAAGATTACTGAATTAGCAGAGAATTACATAGATTATATCTATGCGGAACGTAGAGATGCTACGAAAAGGGGTTCTGTCGGTTGTGTAGCCGACTCTACCAAACACAAACCGAATTGGGAACAGTTAGCAATAGGATTAAATCTTGCTATACCAAACGCCACAAATGTAAAGATACTCAATCAAGTTATTGATGAGTATAACAAGGCACACAAAGCAAGTGCTAATCCTAACGATATTCTTGTTCACATTCTTAGTACGTTTGGTAGGTATCCCGCCAAAACAGAGAGTGTAAAGAAAATTGTTCAATCATTAACAGAAAATTTGGAGATGTAAAAATGGCAAAGAAAATGACAGTAAAATTAAACGGCAAGAAGGTTACTATTGACCCTTCTAAGCCAAGAGTGGCGAAGGCTTTGGCAGCCTTAGTCGAAGCATGTGCCACAAGAACATTCCCAATCGGGATGGCTCTTGAGCATGCAAACGGTACTAAGTACCAACTGGTAAGTATTCGTCAACGAGTCGGTGGTGTAAAAAGAGCGTACTTGGTAAACACCGATACTGGGCGTGCAAGGAACAGTAGCAAAGTCGTAAAGGTTTTGGGCGATTTCCACAGCGAGGACGGCCTCTACACAGAGGATTTACCTTGCGAAAAGGACAAGTTCATCGACCCCGAAGGTAATGGTCGTGAGTACATTGACATCGACTAAGAGGCAACGGTAAGTAAACAAAGGCGTAGAGGTGCAACGCTTTTACGCCTTTTGTTGGAATTATAATATTATGAACAATAAAAAGTTCAAAATTGGAGATAATGTTAGAATTATCAAGTGTTCTACGATAGAGTCTTATGAATTAAATAAAATAGGTACTATCGTAGATATTTGTGGACGCACCACCTATATTGTAAATATGGGCAGGCCAAGACGTAAAAAAGAGCCAAATGAGTTTTGTTGGTGGTTGCAAGGAAATATGATAGAATTAGCAAGTAAACCGAATGAACAGTTACTATTTGAATTTATGTATTAATGAAAGGGCAGTATTATGGCAAGTTCAAGTAAACCAGAACACACAGTACGAGTAGGTGGTATTCAAATTGCAATATGGAGTAATGATACTGGTAAAGGCGTGTTCCAATCAATAACAATAGATAAATCTTACAAGGATGGTGATACATGGAAACGCACAAAGTCTTTCAAGCCAACAGACTTGGTAAAAGTACAGCTTGGGATAAACAAAGTTCTTGAGTATCTCTATGTCAAGGATGTTATAATGCCCAAAAGTGATGAAAATGTACCGTTTTAGAGGGTAAGTATGGCAACCAAAAAGTATCCAATAGGCACACCAATTAGATTTTTGTATAAACGTGAAGATAATGGTAAAACAGGAAAGATAGTTGGGTTACGAAGCAATGGGTGTCCAATTATATTTCTGCCCACAGCAGATAAACATACAAAAAGGAACTCTTATCCTACTTTATCTGATGGTACTAAATTTACATGGAAATGTAGTTGGAATGAAATAGAACCATTAAAAAACGTACAACTTTTATTTTCGTTTATGGAATAATGGCTAAAATAAATAAACCACAATCCGATGCAGAAGTCTTTGAAATAATGAAAGATTACTGTCAAAAGAAAGGGTATAAGTTTAGTAACACACAATTAGACTTCATGGCTCAAAGTTGTTATCTCTATTTTGAGAGCAGGGGATGGAAGGGAATAACTTATTGGCCAGCAGTTTGCATGCGATGGGTTTTGAATAACTTAGATAAGCAACACCGTGTTAAACCTAATCATAAACCCAAAGGAAAATCAGTACGGGATATTGTAATGGAGCAGGAAAATGGAAGATGATAAGCATAAAAAATACCCGATAGGAACCAGGATTAAATTTACAGGTCGTTATAGCGACACTGGGGATGAAGGTAAGACAGGTAAAATAGTTGGGTATTATGCTGGTTTTCCACTTATTCTTCTGCCAGAATCCACGCATATATCTGATTTTTCCACACAAGCAGTACCAGCAACGTGGCAGACGGGATGGGATTCTCTTGAGATATTACCACAGAAAAATCAACAACTATTGTTTGCTTTTATGGAATAAATTATGCCTGTATTCGATTTACGTAAAGATATTCAGGATATTAAGGAGAACATAGGAAAACCTTTTGATGGGATTAAATCTGGTATTACCGCCTTGGATGACTTCATCTTAGGATTCGGCAAGGGGGAGATGTCAACCATAGCAGGCAGACCAGGGATGGGCAAGTCAAGTATGGCAAGGGATATCCTTCTGAATATAGGAAAGCCAACCGCTAATATGGGGGCAAG